GTCGTCGTTTCTATCGCCAGAATATCTTCTATTCTGACCTGTACAAGTTCATCCTTTCTTCCTCTTCTTCTGTATATCTTGTATTTCGCTTGACTCGCTGAATCTACATAATCTTTGCTCTTTATAGAGTCTTTTGCTGGGCTGTCGTTGACTAGCCAATTATAAAGCAATTCTCTATTTGAGATTACGAAATCGCCTTCTCTTTCAAATGCTATAAAATCTGGGCCACTGCGAAGCCAGCCAGGCTTTCCGTTAACGCTAGTAAGTTCGAGCCATATCCATTCGTCATTGAAATTTTTATTTCTTCTTGATACTTTTTTTCTTCCTTTTACGTCTACAGAAAATGCGGAATTACCCTTCGATAGGAAGAAGTCTATGTGCGCAAATTGCTCTTCTCTTTTCGCCTTTCTTACTTTGTATCCCCTGTCTCTAGATAGAGCTACAAAGAGTTGTTCTGCGTTATGTCCCACTATGGCGCATTGGCCTGTTGTATCTTTTTTGTGTTTATACATATATTATATTTCTATGTTCCATATTAGTTTTTTGAATACTTCGTAATTTTTTTGAATGTCATATAATGCGTCGTGAAGTTTCTTTGGGTCGAAAGGTACCTCATAATCCTTGCAGCATTGGAGCAGCGAAGTTTTGAGCCCTCTTTTTCTGAAGCTAGTTAGCTTGTATTGCCACGAAAGAAAATCTTGAGATTTATTGTATGAAATTTCTGACTTAATAGCTTTTGCTAAACAGTTCGTATCTATAAAGTTCTTTAAGTAAGAAAAGTCTCTTTTCATTCCAAGGAGTTCTCTATAGATTGCATGTATATATACATCAAATCCCAATCCATTATGGGCTACCTTGATATAGTCGTCATCGTAAAGATATTTTTCGAAATGCTTTAATGGCTCTACTGGATCAACCGCTTTGGATTCATATTTTTTTTTGGTCCAGCCCGTAATTTTTGCCGCGTCTGGAGACATCTTCAAGTCTTTCCACTTCAGCCAATAATCTAGTTTTTCCGTTATCCTGCCCCTCTCTGAGACTATAAAGCTTAATTGCCAAGGCTTGTTATCTAGCGACGCTAGATTAAGGTTGCAGGTCTCAAAATCAAAGACCATATATTTTTGGTCGTTATTAAAGCGAAGTAAGTTTTTCATTCCTGTTTTCCATGAAGCTTTCGAAGCAGAATTCTCTGCTGGCAAAATGATCTAAATTTGGACGACTAAGGGTGCTGTTTCCGAAATTTCTTGAACATATACATTTGTATGTCTGAAAAGCCTCAAAGTCTTTTCTTTGGTTATAGTATATACTTTTTGCTAAATAGGTTTTGTAATTAAATTCTTTGCAGTAAGAATTTACTGCTTCTTCAATTAGGGCATCAAATGGCAGGCCGTTTCTCTCTATAAAAAAAGAGGGCGAAAATGGTTGTAGGTGCGGGGTGCAACTATTGAATCCCATTGCATTCTTAAAAATGAATGAATCGTAAAACGGAACAACCATTTGGAGGTCGTCATCGTTCCAAATCTTGGATAAAGTCTCTTCGTCTAGCCGACCTTCTCCCTTTACGTGAGCCGCAGAATATATTCCATACAGCCTCTTGCATCCCATGTCGTTTTTTGCAAAAATTACAACTTTATGCTCGCAATTATCTTCTCCAGAATCCTTTTTAATTATTGAGGGGTCATCGCACATGCTGACTCTAAGTCCGAATATAAGATGAATATCCAGAGCCTTGCTTTTATTTAAGGCGTCAAGAAATCCTATCATTGTATCTTCAACTAAAGTAAGATCGCTCATTTTGTTTTCTGTGAGAATTGAAAATATTGAATCAGGGCCTTCGTCTAGTTTTTTGGGTTCACTAAGTGTCAATATAGACTTGCCTCCGATTGAGTTGTGGCTTTTCCAGAGAGGAATCATATCTTATATATTTACAAACTAAACTCGTCGTCAACTATTTTATTTTTTGTCCACCTTGGGCAGCCTTCATAAAACCTTTTTTCTATACTGCCCCCTTCTTCCTTTTTAAGATTATCTTTGTCTGCTTCGAATGCAGACTTGATTATGTTTCCATCTTTATCTAATGAGACATAGTAGGTGAAGCTTTTTCTAAACGCACAAATATATGCTTTTATAGGGTTTCCGTTTTTATCTAAGACTTCGCTTCCTCTGCTCATTTTGAATCCGTCTTTTCCGCAAACCAATGGCCCGCCGAACGTACCATCCGACGGGTAGCCTTGATCTCCTGCGAAATTACTTTTAGCTTCTTCTTCGCTAAAAGACTCTAAATATTTTTGTATTTCGGTTAATTGTAGTTCGAAGCCCTCTAGTTCATCTCCAGAAAGCTCTTCCATTTGAACTATTCCTTTTGATGGGTGGCCCAAAAGATCTCTGCTTACATCGAATTTTAAAAAAAGGAACTCGCTCTGTCTTTTTAAATATTCTGGGTACAGATGCTTTACTGCTAAACAATACATTAAGTTTTGCATGTTGTCTGTTATTTCCGCACCCTTAAATACCTGTTTGCTAGTCTTAAAGTCTCTAATTATTGCCTGTTTTTTCTTTTTATATAAAAACAATTTATCTATGAAGCCAAGGATATTATATCTCTTTCCGTCTTCATTAATCTCTATGTCAAACTTTTCTTCTGAAATTGATTTTGTCGGTTTGCCATTATCCGTACCAAAAAAATCATACTGCAACCCATTTAGAGTCATGTCTTTAATCATTTCTATATTTTCTTCGTCATTTACGTTAAGCTTTCTCGCATGATACCTCACTAGCCTCTCTATTGACTCGATGGAAAATATATTTCCTTCTTTTATAATTTTGTTGTAGGTTTTTTTGTGCCTGGGATTTCCTAGGCACTCAAATATTAGGTGGCATATCCATCCTCTACTCGCCCCGTCATTTGACGTGTCTGGCAACTTGAGAATATACTTGCAGTAATAAAGCCATGAGCATTTTTTTGCAGTGCTTATCCTGCTTGCAGAAAGTTTTACTTTTTTATTCATCGAACGGAAGGATTTTAAGTTTAGAGTAAAGGTTTTTGCTCAGCTTTTTGCTTTCAAAAAGTTTTTTTGCGTGAACCTTGATGTGTTTTTGTAGTTCAGATTGATTCATTTGGTCTTTCTTATTTTTCCAGAAGTCGAAATCTTCTGGCGACATATCTCCAAAATCTTTTTTTGTTGGAAGGCAGATTTGTATCTTTTCGTGATCAAAAAATGAAAGAAGCTTGCAGTAATTTTTTATTGAAGCTACCTGTCCTCTATTTTCGCCGCTGTTTTTATCGTTATTGAAAGAAATTATAATTTTAGAGGGGTTTAGCTCTGTTAGGGCGCAAGTTAGTTTTGGGGATATATTTAATCCGAAGCTGACTAGGCAATTTTGGAAGCCATTCTCAAATAAATTAACACAGTCTCCTATGCTTTCGACTATAATTACCTCACCCTCTTTCTTTATGGCTTCTTGTGTCGGGAAGACTCCTAATTTATTTTCTAGATAGAATGGGTAGACCCAGTTGCTGGTTTTTCCTACGTGTTTCCACTTTGGTCTATTGGTATTGCTCTTCGTTGACAAGTCTCTTCCTGAAAGGCCATGTATTTCTCCGTGCTCATTTATTATTGGGAATACATATCTTTGGTACATTTTTCCTCCCATAGAAAGCCCTGATCGAAAGAACGATAATAAATTTTCTGATACTCCTTTATTGAGGTAGAAGTCATGATGTGGTAATAAGTCTTCATATATGTCTTCGCTGAAGCTCTCTTCCATGGTTAGTTTTTCTACTTTGTCTGGCGAATCCTCGTTGCTTATGTTTCCCAGTATTTTTTCTAAATCTTTATTCCCTCCACCAGATGTCTTCGATACTAAGTGTGACAGGGGTTTAAAGTTTGTTCCTTCTACNTGATCTTTCCAGACTCCAGAGTCTTTGTATATCTGAATGGCTGTCTGATTGTCCCCATCCCTGAAAACAGCATTCGTTTGCCAATAGGCACCCCTGTCCGCTAAACGGTATCCTAGGTGATCTAGAATTTGTTTTACTTTGTCTTCGTTACTCATTTTGTGCAAATAAATCACCTAGGTTTTCAATTTGTGGTGCGGCACCTCCATCTTCTAATGGCGACTCGGCGCTTTGAACATAGTCTTCCATATCTTGGAGGTCTCCCTTTTCCTCTACGGTAAAATTTTCAAGCTCAATGTTTATGTAATTTTGCTGTTTTGATCCTGTTTCGCTCCTCTCTACTAAATTTAATGCTCTTTGCACGTTCTCTCCTAGGTGTCTGTGCTTTAGGCATATTAACTTGTGGGACCCAAAATTTTGAGGTTCACCCATGATTTCGTCATTAGTCTTTCTCCTTAGGAGGAATAGGTGCGAACAAAACTGCGTTATCTGGTCTGACAGAGACACGATGCTTTCATCATCTATTACGTTTTCCGCCCTCCTGTTTGTTGTTATCCCAGTTCTGTTGCTTTGGACGCTTGTAAACATGGAGATTAATGGACCTTCTGAGTCAACTATTTCGGATTGTATTATAGTCTTGAACTTGGTTACCATATCTCCTACCCTTTCCCAATGAGAGGCAGAGTCTTTATTTTTTTCTGAAGTCGTTTTGATGTAATCAAAATTGANAATCAAGGGATTGCCTCTTCCTACTTTCGCGTAATAAAATCTCCTCAGCGCATTAACCATTTCGTCTACACTTAGTCCTCCAACGTTATAGTAATAATAGTTTAATTTATTTTCTTTTAGGTCTTTCCATAGTGAATCAATTGACTGCCTAATTCTTTTACCTTTTTCTCCTTCTATGTGCATGTACTTTCCTGTCTCTAGGTAATACAAGGGTACTCCTGTAAGGGCGGAGCATTGGCGAAGCATAAGTTCTTCTTTGCTCATCTCCCCGTTGTCAAAATGGAGAATTGGCACGTTGTATTTCTTGGACACTTTTGTGCAAAAATCCATGCAGAATTGAGTTTTCCCTACGCCAGTTCTCGCTACAACTACTGTAATGTTTCCTGGCTTTAATAGTGAACCATAAAGCTCGTTTGTTCTAGGTAGATGAGGGGCAAGCATTCCCTCGTCGCTGTATTTTGCCGAGTTTTCCCCTCTTACCTGAATGAATTCTTGAATATCTTCGTATATGTCTTCTGGGTGCTTGGCTCCAGCTTCGTAAAAATTTAATTGATCATTGTATATCTTGTCTGCCTCGCTTACTATATCCTTGTACGCCAAGGAGGGTGGGATAGTCTTCATCTTTTTTGCAACTTGATTGCAGGATATGTATATCTCCCTTCTTATCGTAAACTTCTTGAGTTCCTTCGCTGCCGTAATTGTTCCGTCTTCTGATATTTTCTTTAGACCAAGGTGTTTAATGTATTGGCTTATGTCTGGGATGTCTTCAAATGATATATTCAGGGACTTTATCCTTTCTGAAAGGAGTGTCTCATCTAAAACTTCTCCTGCGTTGAGTGCCTTTGCTAGCACCTTGAATATTGTTGAATTTACTAGCGAGTTGGTTTTGCAAAAATCTTTCTCATTTATGAATGGAGCGAGTTCCGCCCACTTATCTGGATATTTTATGAGTCCCGCTAGAAGATGCTGTTCTAATTCGTAGCTGTAAATCATTCAATGAACATAGTCAATGAATGTTCTCTGTCAAGTTTTAAAAATCTGGAATATCATCTTCTCCGTCCATCAGATCGAGCGTTCCGTCCGCATGCTCTATGTCTATTAGGTATTTCTCCATGGACTTCCTTAGTCCCATTTCTATAATCTGAGATTCAGATCTTGTGTATACCATTGGCCTTCCGTTCTGATCGATATAAACTAAAACAAACCCTTTGTCTCCTCCCGTAGGTCCTCCAGTAAATTCAAAAAGCTGATCTAAGAAACTATCTGGAATAGTAAATTTAGGAAGGGAAGATGGGTCGAACTCTTCTTCGTTATCGTTACTCATAAACCCTGATTAAAAATGGGAATTCCTCTACCGATTCTTTTGTGGATTTATCTTTTTCGCCTTCTTTTTCTTTTGCTACTGTTTCTATGGGCAGCGATTTAATTTCTTTCAGGGATGGTGTTTCTACCGATGGGTCAAGCGCCCACATAATCTTGTGCTCTTCTGCCCAGCGCTTCATTCTTCTAACTGGAACCATTAGATTGAAGCCTTCTCCTGCCCCTCTAACTATCATCCCGACATACCTTCCGTCTTGGAGGTAGACCCCTCCTCCTGAGCTTCCTGGAAACGCGGTTACAGTGGTTTGGTCATATTCTACCTTTTCCCTTATTCTTCCAACTTGTGATATAATTCCGCTAGTCATGCTGTTGGATCCAAATTGACCCAATAAAGAGCCTACATGAAATAATGGTGTGCCAATCGGTATAATTGGATCTTCTTTGTTTAGGTAAAATTTCGCACTTGCCTTTCCGTAATCCTTGGCTCTCACCATTAGAAGTGCGAGATCTTCTCCATCATCTGCGTCACTATATTTAACTACCGTTGCATCCATTTTAATTTCGCCAACCCTTCTTCCCTCTTCCACTAGCTCCTTAATGATTTGCACGTCATCAAACTCAACTATTTTCTTGGGGGACCCGTCTTCTATTACAGTCCTGACCTCTCTTAAATTATCTACCACATGGCCGCAAGTCCAAACAAAAGTTATCTTTTGGTCTCCTATTTGCCTTGTTATTAAAACTCCAGAGCCTTCCGATTTACTGTATGAGCTTTGCGACCTGATTGTTACTGAAATGTCTTGTAAATAATCCGAAACCTTTCTTCTTTCTTTAGGGTTTAACCCGAAGGTGGTAATGTGGATAGATAAAAGGGTGGCAACTAGCAATATATATTTCATAAAATATTATAGCTAAATATCAAACTTTTTAAATAATGTTTTTTTGTTTGCTTTTTATAAGTTGACATTAAATTTTTTAAATAATAGTTTATTTATTCTATCATTTGGAAAAATCTCCACTAAGGTTATATTATTTACCTCACAAAACTCTTTCTTTTGCCTGTCTCTTCTGAGTTGATTTATATAATCCGCTTTTGTTTTATGGAAAAATTCTACAAACTTTGTGTGTTGTGCTCCTTGGACTTCTACCGCTATCTTCTCATTGGCATTATAAAAATCCAAGGAAAGCTTTGTTCCTGCAACAGGCAACTCTTCGAAAACTACATGCTTGCTCCAGTATTTTTTGAGAAACTTTTTTGCTCTAAACTGAAAGGCGCTTTTGCTTTCCTGATCCCAATCTATAAGGTATTTTCTTATATTTTGAACTCTTCTTTGTGCTCCTGTTAAGGTCTTAAATTTCATTTAAAATTTTATTCCATTGATATTCTGTTGAAAGTTTTTTGTGCAAGTTTTCTAATTGTGGAGACAATTCTTTCCACCAATAATCTAAGTTTTTGGGGTTTATGTCTGAAAAATGATCTATAACTACTACTGGAAGGTCTTGGTATGCCTCCTGCCATACTCCAAGCTTTTGTATTATGGGTATTGTTTTGAGCGCAAGCGCCTCAAACGTTTTAAAGGAATCGTATGTGGTACCTAAGGGGGAGAGGAAAAATCTATGTGATTTTACAACTTCCCAGTATTTTACATGAGAAACTCCTCCAAAGAAATAACAAAAATCTTTATTGTTTTTCATGTAGTGTTGTGCGTCAACCCTGTCCGTCCTTGTTCCGAATACTGTTTTTGGCCACGGGCTCCATCCACCGCAAACAACGTCTTTTTTTTCTCCTGTGTTTATATCTTTAATTAGGTGTTTTAATTCGTCATGGTAGTTTATTAAGGGTGCTGGATGCATTCCAATAGGAACTGCAGTAATTCTGTCTGAATCTATATCTTTTTCTTCTGAAAAAATTTTTATTATATTCTTTTCGTCCAAAAGGTTTTTTATCTGAGATTCGTTTAAAACTCTTTTTATGCTTTTATCCGCGTTTCCTAGGCATAGTACAAAATTAGATTCTATTGTTGGGAGAATGTAATCTGCAAAGTGTTTTAAGTGGTTCATTTTAACAAAAACGGTTCTTGGCGGTGAGCGCAATTCTGTTTTTATTTTTTTTCTTGTACTCATTCCTCTTTTCCATCCTAGATGCGTGTCTATGACCCAATCAAAATTGGCAAGCCATGGGCTTGTTGAATTTTCCTCCTTGCTTAATTTTCTATGCCTAGCAGAAGCATGTCTGGTATTGTGAAAGAGCTTTAATTTGGGGTTTATTTCTATAGACATTGCGTTATATTATAACGCGATCTGTGTCAAATTCTAATTCATAGTTATCCCAGTAATCGTGATCAAATTCACTATACTTAATGTCTTCAAAAAGAATTAGCTTAACACATGGTTGGTCATCATAACCATTAGGGTGGTCAACTTCATATCCAACCGCATTGCCATCTGGAATTCTTCCAGAGCCATCCTTGTACTCAAAGCATTCATCATAGTGATGCTCCGAATAAACTATTTGGGAGGAATTCATTTTTGTCTGTGAAGGTTATGCTTATGTCTGATACAGATTCTAGAGTTAACTCTACCTCTTCTGCTATTGTATTCTGGCAAAAGCGTTGCAATTCTTAAACTCGATTCCCATAAAGCTCTTCTTAGATATGGTTGATCTCTATGTCCGTACCTGGTGCTTATGTTTTTTGCATGATAATCGTCATGCCATCTTTTCATAACTTTTCTTACGCATAAACTATTTTTAAAAAATATTACTCCTCCGTTGAATTCTGGAAAAGAATTTGGTATACTGTCTATTTGTGTGCAAACTCTTTTTAGTGGGGCGTGACTAAGCGCTACATCAAAATTATCCAGTAGCCTGAACGCTTCTTCTAAAATCGGCTTTTTGAGTTCTGTATCATTGTCTAGGTATAGCGTTCTATCGTAGGGAGAGTTTAAAATTGCGTCCAGCTTGTTTCTTCTGTTTGGGTTTTTTACTTTGCGAATATCGTCAAAGCAGTCTTCTTTTTTGAGAAACTGTTCGTTTGCTTCGTCTGAAAAAACTGTTACGCCTATATCTTTATGATTTTTTTTTATGCTTTTCGCGGAAAAAATACATTCTAATCTATTCCTGGCAGCTCCAGAAACAGCGTATATAACTCCGCATGATTTATTTTTAGAATTCATTTTTCCAGAGCCCCAACAGCTTTTGGGGGACATGTGTATTTGCATCGTTTAGGTATAGCATTGGCCTTGGTAAATTAAATGGCTCTAATTCTAGGTTATGCCTACTTAAGCTCGCTGAAGTTTTGAAGTTATAATTATTGGTTGTCTTGTCTGGATATGTTGATGCAAGAAGGTACTTTACTTCGCTTTTCTGTATGTTTTTAAGGCATTTTCCTGCATCTTTAACTGACATATGCATTAGGCAATCTCTTACTAAAATAACGTCCGCTGGGGGCAAATTGTCTTTTGACAGGTCTATCTGTAAAAAGGAGGTCATTTCGTCCTCATAAAGCTCTATGTTTTTCTCTATTAACTCTCTTACTATGTCTCCCCCTATGTAGCGAATGTCTCCCCACTTAATTTTTTGCGCCCAATTAAAATCTCCACAGGGTACATCCAGAAAAGTCTTTGCTCCCAGTCCTTTTAGTATAATTGGAAGGCCTGCTCTGAGGTTCTTGGTCCAGCCTATTGTTGACCCTGCCCCGCTTGCGCTTTCTGCGCATTTCCATTTGTTTTCGTTAAAAATTCCTGTAAAAATTTCATTCATATAATAATTAGATTTGGCGTATTATTTATTTTTTCATCTAAAGGGGAATAAATTGAAGCAAACTTTTCTTTGTCTTCTTCTGAAATACTTTCAAACGATGATCTTCTTTGTTTCTTGGGTGGAAATTTGTCCATTTCGGACCGAGGAATTTCTAGAAAATCAAATATTTCGCTCAAGTAATTCCAGATATATGGAAATCTTATGATTAATCTTTTGTAACCTCTTTCGTTGTTGTGGTCTGTCCAATTTTCAAACTGTTCCGCAAAACAAAACGAGTCCTCCCCGCAAGACAGGAAAGATTCTAGGTTATTTTCGTGCGAAGGTCTAACTCCAGAAATTGCTTTAGCATGTCCCGAGGCAATCCTTCTTCTGAATAGACTAGGGATTATATTATATGGAGTATCCGTAATAAATAGTGAATTTTTTATGGCGTTTGGGTTTGGCAAATATGGGTCATTCTGTCTGGGCGGAGCCTTTCTGTGCTTGAGTCCTTTGGGGTTTGCCCCAGGACCCCTTTTGGGGAGGCCTTCCGAATTCATATAGCAATTTACATCTATTCTTTTTCCAAACCAGTGAATAAATGAAGTAGAGCCTGTTCCTCCCATCGAGGATATCACGCTTATTTCCTTCATTATTTTATGATAATATCATTGCATCTGTTTTCTTTCGTTGTACAGAGCCAATGTGGATGATTTCCTTCCTCGAATTCAAAAAGCGTCTCTTGTTTGTATGTTTCTTTTGATGCATAAAGAACTTTTTTATGTAAGCGAGGCGCAAAAATCTTAGCGGGAGCCTCTCTTTGTCCCGAAAGAAATGCCGCCCACCAGCTAAATGAAGAGTTTGCTCTGAATATAGTTCTTGCGAAATAAAGCCTAAGGAAGTCTTCAAACCAATCGAATATATGCTCAGGGTCGAAATTTGCCCCCTCTGGATATTTCCACCCCAAATTAATTTTGGGTTTACCGACTCCCCATTTTCCTGTCCAGTCGTCGCTGGTCCATAGTACTTTTTCTGGATCGTACCCAAACTTTTCAAAAGCCTTTTCGTAAGACTCCTTGCTTACTACTGAGTAACCTCCGTTTTGTTTGTAGTTTACGTTTGAAATATCGTCTCTTCTTAAGTGCGCAATATCGTAAGTCCCTTGCTTGTCTTCCATTCTTTTATATAAATCTGTAGACTTAACGTGATCAGAAAATTCGAATACTTCATTGAGTAAATAATCTTTCGACATATTCTTGAAGACTGAAGTGTGGTAAGCGCATACACTGTCTATTGTTACGTTGCCTTGCTCTTTCCAGTTTTCTTCTGGCTTATCTACATTTACATAATTAAAGTGTTCTCCTGACCTTTCTGTATATTTTTTTACCGCCTTAATTCGTTGGTCTAGGTTATCTAGTTCTGACGAGGTTTGGTTTAGCCAAAGTCTGAGCTCGTCATCTTCTAAGACCTCGTGGAATTGATTTTGGAATAAGTGCGTTCCCTCCCAGTCTGAAGGAAGAACAAAATTCATATCAAAATGTTTTGCATAGCTGGCTCCGTATGCATATTGATGCATCCTGTTTCCGAACCTGCCGTTCCAGTGAATTAATAAAATCGAATCTTTCTTTCCGTCTGACCTTGGTTGATACTCCTTGTTGTCATTGGATGCAGCTTGCGAGGCCATTTTTCTGGAAAGCTCTCCTTCCCCGACCCATGTGTCATTCATTTCTTCTTTGACGTCTTTAATAACTTCAAATTCTCCTTCTACCACGTCTTCTGTTTTATTATTCATAATGATTCTAATTCTTGTTTAATTCTTTTTTCTAAGAAGTTCTTTATTTTAGGTGAATTTTCTATTAATTCTACTAGATTTACTTCTCCTTGTATTTTTTCGGGGCACTCTATTTTACTCTCTGCCATTTCCTCTACCAGATCTTTATCTATAGAAATCCATGCCCCTTTCTGTTCTATAAATCCCCATAGCTTCATTAGGTCTATAATCTCTCTTTCTACCCACACGCTATTTCCGTTTTTTCTTCCGTACTTTACGGGGTATCTTACTCTTGCGCCAGTTTTTTCATTGATTGATTTTCTGAATTTAATTTTACAATAATGTCCTATAGGGTCTCCCTTGTCGTCTATTCTCGTGGCAGAGGGGTTGGTAAACATAATATCTGAACTGTATCTTTCTTCAAATTCCAAAATAAAGTTCGCATAGTGTTTGATGGCGTTGCCTCCTGCTTCTTTTGCTTTGGGCCCTCCTCTTGAAGCGTATGGGTTTGCAGAAACTTCTACTCTGACTTGGCTGGTTAAAATCATTATGTGATTTAATTTCGCTATAGGAAGCACCATTTTCTTTAAGAAGACAGAGGTTATTAAAGCTCCTCCTGCAACTTGCTCGCTATCTTCAAAAGCTTTATCTACATCATTAATTCTACACAAGGCGTCTATACTGTCTATGAGAAAGAAATATTTCTTATTTTCTGGATTGTCTTTGACAAGCATCCTTACAAGCTCGAATACTTTTTCAAAAACATTACAGTCGAACCTGAACAGTTTGTTTGGGTCTGTATCTAGCCCAGATCTTTCTAGCATTTCTTTTGAAAATCTTCCTTCACTCATTACTAGTACTACCATTCCGTTGTCGAATTGGTCTTGAAACTCTCTTGCAATCGAAAGGGCGCAGCTTGTTTTTCCTCCCTCGTTGATTCCTATAAATCTATGCACTCCAGATGGAAGGCCTCCACCGAGAGCTAAATCTAAATTAAGGCTTCCAGTCGGAATTTTAAAATCTAAAGACTCACAATCGTTGTAATGGTAGTCTTTATTTTGTTTGTCCGTTAGGAATTTATTTATTTGATCAAGAGTTGCGCTTTCTTTCATTTATATGATATATTCTCTGTTTAAAAGAAATCAAGTTATTTAAGAAAGTCTTTTAATGTCTTTGGTTTTGTTTTTATTTCTTTTTCAGGCTCTTGTCTTTCTCCTATTGAATAAGATTCTTTTTTTGGGACTTTGTAATTGAATTCATTGTATTTTTCTTTTAATAGTTTTTTTCCAAAGTCGCTATTATAGAACATTAAACTTTCTCTTTTTTGTCCAAGAACGACTTTTTCCCAAAAGTCTTGGTTTGGATAATTTTTAAATAATGATTCAAAAATTTTAGTTTCTCTTGCGTAGAACGCTCCTTTATTCTTTACTAAGATAGTTCCAAGCGTGTAGCAGGGAAATCTTTTTGGTATTATTACTAGCCTGTCTATGGTTAGGGACTTCCAGCTAGCTTTTCTTTTGGGCATATCTTTTATATGCTCCTGTTTGATAGAAAATCAAGAGATAAATTATTCGTCTTCGTTTTCGTCTTCACTTTCGGGGTCTACCCAAGCCTGCTTTCCTAGGCTTCCGTCATTCATGTGAGCTATTAAATTTGTTGCAAACTGTTTAAGTCTTTCGTCCATCTTTTCTAGAGGCGTGTTGGCAAAATAATTTTCATTAAACAGTATGTCGTCTATTGAGTTTCGTGCTATATCTTCCATATCTTCTACCATGCTCCAATTTAATGCCTCTGTGTCGAATGGCATTTCTTCATCTTTTAGCGCATGTATTAATCTGTACATATATTTTCCTTTTGCTAAATTAAGTATTTGGGCATCTGCTGGATCTACCATCCAGAGTCCTTGTAGCGACCACATAAATGTCCCCATTGGGGATCCTCTTGTGTCCTCTATGCCGCATTTTTCAAAATCAGAATCATACAGCAAGGGGTCGCCGCCCTTTCCGCTTAATTTGTCAAACTTGTTGGTTGAATTATTAAAAGGCCTGTTGTTTTTCTCTTTTCTGAAGGTGTCTCCTTCTTCTCCTGGGGTCTTTATTCCAACCTTGTTAAATGTTAGTAATAGCCTCCCTAGCGCTGCATCAAAAGAATCAGGATCTGCAGGTATAGGGTCTAAGTCATGGGTCTCGATTGGGACCGCCGATGAAACCACGCCAGTTGCGGTAAATTTTTCTGGATTTAGCCAGTTGGATATGCTTGGTGAAAAAGGTTGATAAATAAAATCTTTATCGCTGGTATTTACAATTCTTACGAGATCCGCTACATCGCTATTTTTTTCTGCCCACTCCGCCCAGAATAAAAGGTTTCTTGGGTTAAGGAATTTTCCAGCGTTTTGCCCTGATTGCATTGGAGCTCCTTGTGAATCTCTGACTACATCAATAATTTGAAATTGGTTTCCATCTTTCCATTCATGTTGGGAGATGCCCTGCTGGAAGCTATTGTTTGCTTGG